GGATCAATCCATGTATCTAATTGCTCAGACCATCCATCTTCTGATGTGTATCTGTATTTATATCCATAAAAATTTTCTTCTGGATAATTATCAACACCAGTATATAGATGAGAGTTATCTGTACGAACATCAGAAATGATCAGTTGATCAACACCATTTGCATCAGTTATTACAGTTTGAGTTTCACCTATATTGATAGATAGATCATCATCAAATGAATATATAGCAACATTACTTAATGGTTGAGTTTCAGTTAATTCTTGAACTTCGGTTGTTTCACCATCTTCAAGAAGAACTTCTCTCTCAACAGTATAAGTATCATCTTCTTTATTCCATGTTATTATTTGAGCCATTTTGATAACCTCCTATTTCGTTAAAATAAAACTTGTTGCGCTTGTTGCAATACCAACATCTACATGTGTAGTAGTATCTACTGCACTACTTGTTGATGATATTGCACCAGTTGTTTTTAAATATTGAACCCTTTGTCCTACAGTTAAACCAGATTGATTTGTATCTTCTTTACTTTGTAACTGAATAGTTGCTGTTCCATTAGCTGCAACAGTATTTTCAGAAATACCTATATATGTATCTGCTATATCATAAGGAGTTAAACCCCATACACCAACATAAGCTCCATTAGGATTGTCACTGTATCTTTCCTGTACAGACCAGGCTATTTCATTTCCATCTTTACCACCACGAGTCCAATGTAAAGCACAATATCCCATAGTACCACCGTGATATGATTTATAATTTGTTAATTCAGTAGTTACATCAGCACTATAGGCATGGTCTTGATCGAGCATACCATAATAAATTCTACCTCTTTCATCATCAGAAGCATTACTGTTATCATACTGGTGCATAATATAATACTTTTGTGCTTTATCATTATAGTATGAACGATTACCTAAGTACCCTTGTGTTGTAGCTGTGTTACCAGTTATGTTAGTTGTTAATGCTTTGTTACAAGTACCAGCTTTACTACAGCTAGTGCTACTAGCGTTCCATGTTGATGTTGTTCCGTCATCAGCTTCATCATGAAGATCAAACAATCCAGTATATAAGAAGCCATCATCAACACCAAACCATCTTCCATAATTTGTACCACTTATAGTATGATTACTACCTATAGCAAGTGACCAAGAAGAATCATTTGATCCTCCAAAATCTTCACTATTTTTTGTCGTACCAGAATGGTTTGTATTATCAATATAAGGGTAACTTGAGCTATGTGTGAAACCATTAACATCAGAACCAGTAGAATATATTTTCATAATTCTAGCCCTACTGTCACTTTGAGCTGTGTAATTTACAGTAATATAATAAACATAAGGTTTTGTAGGATGAGGTTGTAAATCATGATGAGCAGAATAACTACCCCAGCTAGATGTATATCCAAATTCATTATAACTAAGACTGTAAGCTGTAGGATTATTTTCACTCATATTACTAGGTCTTATATAAAACATACCTTGATACTGTGATTCATACCATTCACCATAATAGAAACAAACACCCATAACAACAGTTCCAGCAGCAGCTATATTCGCATCTCCACTAGCTTTTACAGACGCATTATCAGACCAGTCACAAGGTACTGTCATTCCTATAGGTCTGTTACCATTACCATTTTTAGCTTTAGATGTGTTAACATTTGTAGGAGTTGCATTATTAGATGATCCACCTATAGCAGTAAAAGTTGAGCCATCAAATGTAAACCTACACCATCTATAATATTGACTATTGTTAGAACCACCAAAACCAACACCAATAAACATTTCATTTCCATTAAAATCCTTACACCTATTCATCTTCCACATACCCCAATCTTCCGACAATAGGTTGTTAGCACTTGCCCATGTAATTGTTGTTCTATCAGCACTAGGAGTTCCTATTCTATATTTAGGGTAATAACCAGAACCAAAGTTTTCATCTGATCTATAACATAATATATATTTGTCATACTGTTTAGAGTATTCAATGTATACAGGATTTTGGTTATTATTATAAACACCATCAGTACCATCAATGGCAGTAACAGCTACATCTGAATGAGTTATATTTTCTGTATCTACCCAGTTTTTTGCTAAACCTACTTTACCATCATCATATAAACCAACAGGATCACCAGCAGTAAGGGAAGATTTTGGACTAACTGTTTTGGAAATAGAACCAGCAGCAAACTTAGATGGTAAAGCACCAGAAGAATCTAATTGAAGAACATTACTTCCGTTAGTACCAACAGTAGCACCTAATTGTATTTCAGTTGCTGATATAGCTTTACCTATATGTTGTATTCCAGATGTTCCAATAGTACCATCTTGAGCTGTATAGTATTCAGAGCCGATTGTAAGGCCACTCTGACTTCCATTAATGCCACCATTAATAGTAATTTTACCAGATGCTGCATCAGCTATAGCCTCAGACGCTACACCTAAATAATCATTTGAAGTTGCTGAAAAATTATAAACAGTTTGTGGTACTTGTGGTGGATTATATACATAAGCATCAAAAGGTTTATTATCATAACCTACATCTGCTGAATCCATTAAACATATAACAACAGACGCTTCATCTTCTGTTGATATTTCAACATCTGTAATAGCAGCTCTTTGCATAGCAGCAACATTGTTTACCTGTATATTTGCTGCTGTAGTATCTCCACTCCAAGTAGATGTTGTACCAGAAATTGTACCATAATAAATATTTGTCATAGTTGTAGCGCCTGAATTATCTCTACAAACTAAAATATGTTTCTTTGCTGTTTCATTGTACATAGAAGATAGGAAAGGAGAGGTATCATCTTGACATACTTGTACAATATTACCACCTGTAATTGTTGTTCCTGATAAACTAAGAACTTGCGCACCAGCATCATTAGCTCCTGTTGAACCATCTGTGTTTGTAAATGTTAAAAGAAACTTACCAGCATCTGTATTATAACTTACACAATATGGAGCAGTTGAATTAGAAACACCAGCCTCATAAGTTGCACCCCATGTAAAAGCTGAACCAGTATTTGTTATACATATACATTTTACTAGACCATTACCAGCGCTATTACCAATAAAAGCACCAACCCACTTATTATTAACAGTATCATAATCAAAACCAATTTCGTAACTAGCAGAAGCATAGAGTTGTTCTGTGTGCATACTATAATGTGAGGCAGCAGCAGTATTTCCTGTTACAGTAAAGGCCATAGCCATAGGATATTGCACACCTGAATATGTACTTGAATGAGCTATAAGAATTAATTGATTATTATCAGGATCATATTTCATTTTCATTGGAGCATTCCAAGCTTGATAATTAGATGCGTTTAAATTGTTTGAAGTACCAACAGTTATTGTTGTTCCTGATATTGTTATTTTTTTAATAGCCCAATCACCAACAGAACCTCTGTGATAAAAAAGACAACAAGCATCAGCATCAGGATCATAACCAATAACGCCACCTTGATTGCAGTTTTCTGATGCAATTACTGTTTCAGTTCCAAAAGTTATTGTTTTATTTGTACCATCTACTGTTCCAACTCTAGCGTGTAAATAATAATTTGAAGAATTACGCCAATAAAATAAAACTTTATCATTTCCAATATTAACTAACGCAGAATGGTAAGTACCATAATATCCTGTATCATCTACTTCATGAGCAACACCAACAGCTTCTGTTACATTTGCTCCAGTCTGTGATGATTTAATTTCTTTTGCTTTACCAGCAGATGTTAACAAAACTGGTTTACCATTTGTTATAGCTCCATCTGCTACTATATCTATTACTCCACCTGATGCTGGAAGATTAGTTAATTGTGATCCATCAACAGCTGGTATTTTAGCATTACCATCTAATTGCACTAATTTGTTTGCAGTAGTTCCAGGCTCTAATCCTGTAATAACATTTCCATTTAAGTCTAAGTTTCCACCAAGTTGTGGGGTTGTATCTTCAACAACATTTGCCATTGGTCCAGCTGGTCCAGTAGGTCCAGTTGCACCAGTAGCTCCAGTTTCACCTTGAATACCTTGAATACCTTGAGGTCCAGTATTTCCTGTTGCACCTTGTGGACCAGTTGCTCCAGTAGGTCCAGTTAAGTCAGGACTTGTTACTGTAATATTAGAACCAGCAGACATACTATGTACTATGTCATAAGTTCCATTTCCATTATCAGTTAAACTAATTCCTGTAATAGATGTACCAGTTGCACCAGTATTACCAGTTGATCCTTGAGGTCCGGTATTTCCTGTAGGTCCAGTTGGTCCTGTAGGTCCTGTGTTTCCAGTAGAACCTTGAGGTCCAGTTGAACCAGTAGCACCAGTAGCTCCTCTTAAATTCTGTGATGTAAAGCTATGCGTACTACTATCAGAGAAAGTTAAAGTAATGGTTTCTGTGTAATCGTTATTAGATGTAGAAGAAAATCCTGTAATAGTAATACCAGATGTACCAGCTGGTCCAGTCGGACCAGTAGGTCCAGCTGGTCCTTGCGCTCCAGTTGATCCAGCACTTCCAGTTGCTCCAGCACTTCCAGTAGCTCCAGTTGGTCCAGTTAAATCAGGAGTTACAATAGTATATGTAGCTCCACCTACAGCAGTGAATATAATATCAAGAGTACCATCGCCATTATCTGTTTTAGTTACTCCAGTAAATCCAGTAGTTACACCACTACCATCTAAATCAGCAGTTCCAATAGAACCATCTGTTACCATTCTTCCATGTACTGTAGTTATAGCCATTGTTATTCTCCTTTAGGATTCCTTTCTTTTATTTCTTTTATAGTTTCTCTCCATGCGTCTATGTCGTGATATATCATATCTAATTGTTCTGCTAGTTTAGGATATTCATTTCTTCTTTTACCAGAATAATCTAAATCTGCTTCTCTTATTCTTTGTTCAAGAACACCAGCATCATTTCTTGCTACATATAATTCATAACCTTTACTTACTTGTCCAACAAAAGGAATAATTAATTCATAAGAATCATCTATTTTATCTGGACCCATTTGTGTTCCATACTCGTTATCACCTAGTACTTGTATATAGTAACCGTCAGATTTAGAATCAGACCTTGCCTGTTGGTCTAATAGTAGTTGAGCATAGGCTTCGTCTTGAGCAGCAGTTTCTTTTTCTGCTTGTTCCATTTCCTGTGCTACTTTTTCTTCTCTTTCTTTTATTTGTTGTTCTGTATATTTTGGCATTATCTTAATCCCCAAGCAAGTATGTTAGCTTTAGTTAAATCACAGGCAGTTCCATCATGTTTAGCATATAGTTTAAATCTAATTGCGCTTGTTGTCTTTCCTGTTGCAGATATTTGTGATGGTATTCTAGCGTTAAGGTGCATATTAGATACAAAATAATCTTCATATATATCATGTAATACATATTCAGTACCCTCTGTGCTTCCTGTTAATGTACATGCAGTTAACTTTCCATGTATACCATCAGACGCACTGCTGAAATATAAACTAGCAAAAGCCATAGCAGCATGGCCCTCTGATGTTGATCCTGTATTATCTGGTGCTGGTAAATCACAAGTAAGTTTTAATACATAAGAAGATGTTAAAGCTGATGAACCAGATGTTTCTGCTACTTGGTTTTTATTAACATCTCCTCTAATTTTATTAGCTTGTAATGAATCAATAACAGCATCACGAATATTAAACTGTCCACCAACAACCTCAAATGCTTTATTAGGACTAGCACTACCTGTATTATCAGTCATATAAAATGCGTGTGCATTAATAGCAAAAGCTGTAGACGATCCACCTACATCATTAGAGCTTGAAATTAATCCAAAACCACCAATATATCCATTATTATTAATTTTAACAGAGTACTTGCCTTGTATTCCATTAATGCTTGAAGTGTTAGTAGTTATTGATGTTGTATTATTTCCTACTGTTGTATTTAATTGTGTAACTGTTGCAGCTTGGGCTTGAGCTATAGTTTCTGCATTTGCAGCAGTTGTGCTTACAGCATTTAATTCTGATATTGTAGCCAGTACTCTGTTACCAGTACCACCAGTTACAATAGATTCTAAACTATTTAATCTTGTAGCATGAGATGTTGTAGTACCATTAAGTGTACTTACAGTAGCGTTTAATGAGTTGTGTTGATTAACTGTAGCTAATCTTGCTGTTGTTCCGTCTGCTTCAAATACTTGTGACTCAAGATTGGTAATTCTATTAAGGTCTAATGTTATACTACCAGAACCTTGTACTTGCAATACTTCTAAAGCAGCTACCCTTGATGTTAGTGATGTAGATGCAGAACCATTAACAGTATTATCTAACGATGATGTTAATGTTTCTAGCGCAGTTATTTTAGTTCCTTGATCAGAGATAATTTGCACACCGTTTTGTGTAATAATGTTTTCAAGAACCAAGACTCTGCCATCTACTGTAGTAATATTAGATATTTGATCTTGTAGTGATGTAGATAACTGTGATGTATCTATTTTATTTGTTGCAGAAGCTAAGTCAGCAAGTAGTTTATCTAAATCTATATTAGCTTGAGTTATTTCTGTACCAGATAAATCAATAATAGTTCCTGAACCAGATGATACTGTTGAGGAAAAATCTCTTATCTCAATAGAAGCACCTACAGGAGGAGCAGTTGTAAATGTTATAACATTATCAGATAATGTGTAGTTAGCAACATTCTGTAATACACCATCAATAATAACTAATATGGACAAGACACTACTAGGTCTTGCTGATAGAGTTAGTGTTGTTTGACCAGAAGAAGTATATGTTGTTGATATAGGTTGAACCCTACCAAATACCAAATCCCATGCTGTGCCTGTCCATATTCGTGTTTCTAAAGCGGTTGTATTGTAATATAAATCACCAGTTTGTAATGCAGTACCGTCTGGCCTGTTAGTTAAATCAGTTGAAAAAGCTCCAAGATACTCAGTAATAGCAGATGTTTTAGTGGTGACATTACCAGATGAGTCAAAAGCCAAGAGCTTTCCAGCCCTTGAAGTCGCAGTAGGTAAATCTCCTGGCGTACCCTCTTGTATAGGTGCTGAAATAGATTGATCAACTTTTAACTCCAAGTCTTGTAAGTTTCTTGTTACCCTTGATAACTCAACATTGAGGTCCTCAATATCGAAATACCCTCCTGTGTTGTAGTCACTTGTTCTTGATATAGATGTATCTCTGATTATGTCAACGGTCACATTACTTTGTGCTGTGGCAAATTCAATAGTAGTAGAACTAGCAGTACCTACATTATTTAGTATGTATGCTGTTCCTGTCTGTCCTGATAAAGAAGCTACTTGTGTAGCCTCTACATCATTCACAAAAACCTTAATATCCGCAGCTTGTTCAGTAGCAAACGGTACTGAGAATACAGTTTGTGATGATGTGCCAACAGTATATTCTACTCTTGGACTTGTATCTGATACACTTATTGCCATAATGACCTACTTTCCTTAATGTTTATTCTATTGCAACGCACTTTATTATCTCAATCTAAAAGTAGTACTCCTATTGTACATACTATTCTCATCTACATCTACTCCAGTTGCATCTCCAAATAAGTCCACCGCATTTTTAATTTGTGATTTTACAGATAGGCCACTATTATTAACAATAGGCATATCAAACCATAATAAGTTATTAAAAGGTACAGCTCTCCATAAATGCAAAGCTCTTTCTTTATGTGACATCTCTTTAAAGAATATATCGTGTAATAATTTCATAGGTACAAACGGAGTACCTAATAAAGACAACGCAGCATCCGCATCTGTTTCATATTCCCATTTTGGGTCCATTCCTAAAGCTGGTCTTATGCCAATAGGTAGTTCTGAGATGTGTGCTAATGCTTCTAATGTATTGTTCATATCCATTTGCCAGTTTGACACACCAGAATACTCAGCAGAAATTAATAATTGCTCTGCAAGTGATTTATATTGCCAAGCATCAGGATTTTTTGCCCATTGAGATAAATATGCTAATGGTATTAGTGTCGCTATACCAGCAGCAGTATGTTTTGTTCTTCCTTGCATCATAGCTAGTGTAATTTTCTGAGCAGCAGCAATTCCAAATGTTCTAAATTGAAATATAGATGATATTAATGGTCTGTATGTGTGCATAGTAGAGCTGTAGTTAGCTTGTATATCCTCAAACTCTTGTTGTAGCTTAATTACTAATGATGTATCTCCATCTTTTTCTGCTTTTGACCACTTTTCAGCTACTCTAGCCAACTCATTGTTCATTTGTAATCTTCTTTTTTGGTATGCTTTTGAATGTGATGTTCCTCTCCACATACCATCAAGCCACATAGGTCTTGTTGCTATTGATGGAGTCATAACTGCCATCTGTGTTTCGTTATGTAGAGCTACACCAAATCTTGTTTTTAATTTATTTGATTTTATACCCTCTTTCCATTCACTTGTATTAGCTGTATACATAAAATCATCTTCTGAAACCACATCTCCATCTTTTAAAGGTTTCTGGTCTTTAAAAGAAACCCTTTTCCAGTTAACTCCTTTTCTTTTTAAACCAAGATCAAGTATATCTTCTAATGTAAAACCTGATGAGTGTAATCTAGCCCAATCTTTTTGTTCTGATTGTAATATTTTTTTCCCATTAGCCATATAACTTTTAGATAGTCGTACAGAATCTTTAATAATAGAATCAACAGATAAGATTGTGGAATATTCTTTTGCAGCAGTAGTCCATTGGTTAAGCATGTTTAATTTAAACATTGAGTTAGCACCTTTTTCCAATGCGTTTTCTATCCAAGTTCCTTGTCCAGGTGCTATTCCATCATTTTGTATAAATCTTAAATTAGCAGAGTGCATTACAGTATCAATAGCTGTTGCATGAATCTTAGATTCTCTTTTCCCCTCTTGGATTACTTTGTTTAAACCCTCCATTTTAGCTACATGTGTTTTCCACATTAATCCAAATGATCTTTTAAATCCGTGATGAGCTACAATAGTTCCAGCATCAGCAATAGCGTTAATAACAAACTTACCAGCTAACAAAACAGTTGAAGCGTTCTTTAATGCTCTTGCAACACGAGCAGATTTAGATGTAAGCTGAGGTCCAGATATTAAAGTTCCTAAAGTTCTATCTCTTAAAACTCTAGCGTTTTCTTTTGCAGCTTCTCTACCCTCTCTTAAGACTTGTTTTTTATCTACATCATTTGTTTTTAATATTAACTGGTCAAAGGCATCATCAATATCATGGAATTTTGTAGTCATTGTTCTATCACCAGCATACCTTGTCATTTCAATAGCAGTAGACATTCTCCTAATATATTGTCTAAATACATTTGTAACATCTAAATCAATAAATTCTTCTATCCATTCTCCTTTAAATGGTAACTGTCTATTTAATTGGTTAACAGCATTAGGGTTTACATTTCCTGTGCCTTGAAAATGGCCCTCTTGATCTACAAGTTCTTGCCATATTTCCTCTGCTCTTTGTGCAGCTGTTTTTTCTCCTTTAGCTAACTTACCATCAGCAGTTCTTTTTAATGCTGAGTCAGGTATTTCATCTTGTAAATCTCTTATTGCATGGTGCATAAACTTATCTTTGTTTCTAATTAATTTCCCAGAAATCCATATACGAGTAAAATAATTTGAATCTCTGCCAGCTACTTTCTTTCTTTTTTTCCCTGTTGTTTCTGCAAAATCTTGTAGTTTAGCAAGTCTGTTTGTTTCTGTTGTCACATTTACTTTTGCATTATCTATTTCTTCTTTAGCTGCTTTGCTTTTTCTTAGGTTTTTTAATACTTCTTTTCTTCTTGCTAATATATTTGTCTGTCTTTCTATTTGATTTGCAATATTTTTATTATTTAAAAACATTTCCAGCTCATCCATTGTTTCTTTAAATTTAGCAGACACATTATTAATTCTATCTGCGGCTTCCCTTATTGGAGCTGGTGCATCATAATCAGCATTTCTAATGGCTCTTACTAATTCTTTATTTACCATTTCAAAAGTATACCCTTTGTTTCTGCCTACTAATTCTTTTAGTCCATCAAACTCAATACCTCTCCTTATTTTTGCATCAGATATTTTTTTTGTATTACCGTGAACAAGTTTATTTAATTTAGCATAAGCTAAATCAACAGCATCTTTAATCTCATACATTTCTCCAAACCAATTTTTTTGAGCTAATGTATTAACAGCTGGTTTAGTTTCTATTCCCTCAAAATTTCCTCTCATTATAGTTGCCATGTCACCAGCTATTTCGTCTGGCATATCTGCAATAATATTTAATAAATCTAAATTATCTGAAAACTCTGGATCATCACTAATATCTCTTATAAGAGTTTTTATTTGTTCGTATTCACTTTGCTGTAAAAAGAATGGTCTAGTAAAATAACCTCTTGCTAATCTATTTCCATAAGGTACTTGTATTTTTTCTCCCTCTTTTGTTACAACATACTGTACTTCACCATCTCCTTTTACTTTAGCTCCAACATGTTTTAATTCTTTTTTAACATTTGGTTGTGCTTTTAAATCTCCTTTAAATGTATGATCTACTCCATCAATAATATCATTTACTAAACTTTTTGCAGATGCACTATTTAAAGTTCCTCTTAGTAATCTTGATAAAGGTGGTCCTATTATTCCACCAAGAGCAGCTCCAGTAGGTAAAGTGTAAAGTAACTCATCTGCTTTAGCAGTAGGATCAGCATTTATTCGTGCAAGTTCGTACGGTGTCATAGCTGCAGCAGTTACCCCAGCCATTCGAGGTGCTGCATATAAAAAACTTTTTGATGCCCAAGCTTGAGGACCAAGAGGTGTAAACAACAAAGGATCATTTAAAGCATAAGCAAACATTTCATATACTAATGTTTTCATTAAACCCATATTGTTAGCTTTATGTTCTTTAGCAGATAAATTATCATCTATATTTTGTGCTAATGTATCAAACTCAAACTTATTACCAGCTTTAGCAAGTTCTTTTATGTAGTAGTCATCTTGAATTAAATCAGGTCTATTTTCTTTAGCATACTCAAAAACATCAAAGCTAGTATCAAGGCCAGGATTATCTGGACTTACAGCCATTCCTATATCTGTTACAATTTCATCCCAAAGATGTCCTTCCCAAACTGCACCCCAGTCAGACCATTGCTCATCTTCCATTTGATTAAAAGAAAATCTATGATTAAAAGATTGAGGAGTATATTGACCAGCTATATGATCTATATCTTCCCAAGAACCTTTATCCATTTGAAAAAAACTTATGTTTTTCTTTTTTTCCATTAGAGTCCGCGAGTTGCTTGAATAAATAAATTAGGGTAAAGAAGTATCTGTTCGGTTTCTTGTCGTTGTTCCATTTTTTCTTTTTGTACATCCCAATCTACTTCATCTTTTTTCTCCCAATCAACTTCGGTTCTACTAAACCACATAGCAAGAGGCACATCATCTTTACTTCTAATATAATCTCTCACGCCATTTGAGTTTTCAAAGGTAATCCAATATACAGTTCCAAGTTCTAATGGTTCATCCTCCTCTCTTTCAGGATCATAGTCTGGGCCAACAAGAGCAAACCTTAAATCCTCACCAAAGACCATTTCATTTATATCTTCTTCTCGCAAATTTGAGTTTTCAGTTAACCATTGTTTTGCTTCTGCACCATCTTTATTTAAGTCAAAATTATTTAGTAAGGAGAAATTCTTTTCAACTACTCCTCCCTCCATAATTGGATCAAGAGTATATATTCTTCTAAAATCTTGCCAAGTTGCATCTACAGCATCATCAAAATTCATTGCTTTGTTAACTATATAGTCTTGTATAGTTCCAGTTAAAAATCCTTTTCCTCTATTGTCGTGTGTAAGAAATCTATTAAATGTCTTATCAAGGGTTTCACTATCAAAAAACTTTTTAACCCATTGTAACTCTGGTTCTGGGTATTCCGACCAAACAGGATGCGCTCCCATAATAGGTGGCGTTATAAACTCACCAGCTATTTCTACTTCTGCTTCCCAAAATATTGAGCTTCTACTTGTTATTTTATTCCAACTTGTAAGTTCACCTCTACTATTTGATATTACATCTCGCCAGTTAATTTCGCTTATTTTTTTTACACCATCATGAACTTTTATTGGAACACTTAAATCCCTTTTTTCAAAAGGATCATTAAAAACTGCATTGTAAACTTCATCATCAGTCATACCACTTCTATTAAAAAGATTTTCGTATCTTTTCATATAAGGTAAAAGTGTATCTGACATTCTAGCAAACCACTTACTACCATTTTCTTTATCACTATTTACTAACCATAGTTTATATTCATCAAAAATATCATCTAAAGCAGCAAAAGCATTATTCTTATCTGCTTTAAACCATTCTAAAAAATTATCTTTATTAGCATCCGACAAAGGCATACCAGATAAAAGCTGATTAAATATACTACCCTCTGATTTATATATCTGAGTCCATCTTGCTTTTGCTTGAATCATATCCTTTAGATTAGGATCAGTAGAATCACCAAGTAATGCAAGATACATAGCTGCTGTTTCTTCCCCTACTTGGGATGGATCAAAAAAATCTGTATTTGTTACTTTAGCTATATGATCATCTGAAAGCTCTTGTATTTTGTTTTGAGTATCTTTAGATGTGTTATATACAGTAGGAGGTCCATCTATTTTACTTAAGTTTTCAACAAGTTTTAAGTTTGCTCTATCTGTCTGTGTTTTCTTTAGTTTGGTTTCTAAATTTTTCCTAATTGATTCAAGAGATGCAGTAACTTCTGGATGATTATTTAATCCTGTTTCTTCTACAAGACTATTATTTCCTTTAATAGTATATTCTATTCCATCAGATACATAAGTAAAATCACCTTGCATACTATCTGTCGTAACCCAGTCTAATATAGCAGAGTAAATTTCTGTTGGTTGGTTTCTAAATTTTTGTGTAATAACATCATTTCTTCTTTCAAAAATTGTTTCTATTGAATTTGTAAAAAGATTATTATCTATTAGGAAATCAGCTGTTGTTGTATCTGAAACAGTTTTGGCTAATGATAATGTTTCTATTTGATCAACAAAAACAGAATCATCTACAAAACCCTCACCATTTATTAATTCAAGATGTAGAGCAGATAACACAACATCTACCTTAGTTTCTCCATCTCTTGTTCTTCTTGTTTTAATAGATTCATCTATTATAGCTCCATCTTTAGCGTGTAAACTTGTGTTGTAGCTTTTTTCAAGTTTACCATAAGCATCTAACTGTATCTGTCTAAATTTTTCTGGAATTGCGTCACCAATATATTCTCCCTTTTCATTTATACTAAAAGCATTTCTTAAATTATCTAAATGAGATTTTTTCATAGTGCCTATTATTTTTACTTGGTCATCTGGACTTAAAAGTAAAAATTCCTCAGAACTAATTTTATCTTGAAAATCAACTATGTTTTGATTATTAACTACACTAGCATTAGCTATAAGCATTTCAGAATTATGAGCTAATGTTCCTGTTGTTAATGCTTCGCTTCCTTTGTTTGTCCAGTTAGAAACTTTTGTAGAATCAAGACTTGTCATGTTATTAAAGTGATCTTTAGCACCTTTTAAGTTTCCTCGATCTAAATCACCTTGCATGGCAATATACATATTCTCTAATGTGTTTTCTGTTTGTCTATCTTGTTCATCTATTTCGGCATTAGCTGCTTTAAGTTTTTCTTCTTCAAGATTCATAACAGCTCCAGCTACCCTAGCCACACTACCAGACGCACTTGTTAATGCTTCTGAAACATAATTTTGATTTGACGCTTGAGCAACGCCAATATTACCAACAGATGACATATACCTTTTATTTTTTTTAATAGCCATTAGCTTCCAACCTTAGGTGTAAATTTACTTTTTCTTAATGCAAGTAGTTCTTTGTTTCCTCTGTAAGCATAAATAGAACCAGCACCCTCAAGAGCAGCACTACCCATTTGTATTAGACTTGCTGTCCTAGCCATTCTTGTGGAATCTCTTAATGATCTTATTGTTCTTTTTGTTGCATCTTGATTTAAAGCAAGGGATGTTTGAGATGCAGATATATCTCTGCCAGCAGTCCTTTGATTTTCATCTAATGATGCCTCAAAAGATTCACCTCCAGCAGATACAGTCATATTATAATTTCTTATATCAGCTTCATTTTGCAGTATAGCATTTTGTTCTTCTGCGGTAGCAAGTATACTGTTTTCAAAATTTATTCTAGCTTGTTCTTGTTGGGCTTTGTTTTGATACTTTTGAGATTTATATCCAAAGTAAGCACCTAATACACTTAATGCTGTTGACGCACCTAATAAAGATTCTACAACCATTATATTGTTACCTCACTTACTAATTGCATTACTCCACATGATGCTGGTAATGTCTGTGTTATTTGAATTGTTGGGTCCTGAGAATAACCTAACAATCTAAAATCCTGTTTGCCATCTACTCTAGCTGGGTCCTGTTGTATAAGGCCAGATGCAGTAGTCCTGTTAAATAATGTCTTACCATTAACAGACATTGACAATGCTCCCTCAGTTTCTACTTTCACTCTTGTTATTCTCCTCATCTTACCAGTTAGTTCATAGCCCGGATATTGATAATCTACTGGCATAGTTTCCAAGTTCATAAAATATGAATATCCTATATATGCTTTATCACCATTTGATAAGTTCAGCAAATTTGAATCCAATGTTCCTGTACCTGATACAGTTTGTGTTCCTCTGTAAGAGCCGTCATTTTTGATTACATGGACAGTTTTGTTATAATGATGTGCTGGTATACCTATGATTGTATTATTGGCTACAGTAACCTCGTATGCGTCATCTAGGTGACATTCATTTGTAGAGTCTACCTCATCAAAGTTTGTAAACTTCTCTAAAGAGATAACTCCATTTCTATCTGTAACCCAAAATATATTCTCGTTAACAGCACAGATAGACATAACTTTATCTAAGTGACCATCGGTACTAGCTGTTTGTCCTGACGCATCCCATAATACCCAACCAAGTATAGATTCAGATAGAACAGTATGACATACAGCTACAGTACCATCTGTGTTTACAAAGAAAATATATTCCTCAGGTCTGGTATCAGAACCACCGAAGCTACATATATCGATAGGAGTATTAATAAGATGGCTAGACCGTATAGAAACATCTCTTGGTGCAAAAGCTCCAGCAGATACTCTTTCCAAATCTCTAACAGTTCTACCATTCCTTTGTACATAAAAAGTGTTACCATTACATATATGAGGATTAGTTCGTGTTGATCCATATCCTGTCATCCTTTCGATTTGAATATTCGTTGGAGTGAGAGGAGTACCAGCATCTTGTATAACAAGAAACTCTCCACCACTTGTAAGTATTTCTAATCCTTTGTTTGACACAATATGATATATTTCATTTAATTGATTTGATGCTACAATAGTTTGGACACTATCATTGTCCGCAGCAGTACCCACATCAAAGTTATAGTAATCTCCTGACTGTGAACCGAATAAAGCATCTGGTTGATTTGTTGTTCCACCAAACCATAATCTATTTTGATGGAATGTTATTGCTCTTGGATAACCATTTCTTGAACAGAATGATTGTTCTTTCCATTCTCTTGATGCTGGTAAATTAGCTCCAGTAATCTTAACTCCAGCTCCTCCAAAATCTCTGGACCCATTACCATTGGGATCAGTATTAGCTGATGTTCCTGTATATCCAGTTACTTCATGTGATGCGTTGTATACTGCCCATGCAGATATAGCATTACTACCTACACTAAATCCTGTTGCTACATTATAAGTACTGCCACTAGGTAAGAAGAATCCAAAGTTACCAACACCTTGTGATATGTTTATTGTTGTATCTGATCCAATCATAAAGTGATCGTCATCAATAACCCTTTGTATTTGGAAGTTACCATTAAGTCCTGATCTTTGTATAAGACCTGGCTCTCCAGCAAATCCAGTTAAAGATAATGTTTCACCAGCTTTAAAGCCATGATTAACTAATGTAACCTCTACTGTATTTTCTCCAGCAGTAGACCTGAATGGATTTAATGGTAGCTCTATTTCAAGTCTGTCTTTTACAATACCATTAGCTTGTGTACCATCTACTACTGTATGTATCTCTATTTCCTTACCATGCCATAGTATTGACTCCTTGTTAGTAGCCATGCTACTTGTAAAAAAAGAATCACTAGCAAGTAAACTAATGTCACCAACATTGGAGCTAGGTTTAATGGTAACATCACTACTTGCTAGCTTTGAGTAGGGTTGATAGATTTCATATAAGTCTACTGTTCCACCATTACCAGTATATGTAAATTGTGTCACATTAGATGATTTCTTAAATTCTAATTTCTTTGCAGTAAATGAAGATGAACTTACTCTCTCTACTATAATAGGATTAAATGATTCATGGGTAAAAATAAATGTGTCGGCTTGTTGGGCGTATGTAAACTCATGTATGTTGTTTGCATCAATAGGTATAGCTGGAGTTGTTGATCCATCTGTGTAATTGTTAATAGTTGCTACAATAGTTTGACTTGTTACATCATATACAACAATCTTACCTATCTGAAATAGGAAAAGATATTCTTGTGTTTCATTAAATACAAATGGTTCTACTCTAGCATGAGTAGTAGTACCAGTTAATTCATCCCAATGTAGAGTGCCTGGCCTCCTAAATACTGATCCTTGTGATGTTATTAATCCGTTTCTAAGTTTTTGACAGCCAGCAGCATAAGCTGGTTGGTCTGTCCTTGCTTTCATACGAGGATCCAATTCGCCTACAGTAAAATCTGTTTGTACAAATTTTATCTTTTTAGCCATTAGAATCTCCTAGCAAGTGTCCGTGAGTTACCTCTAAACTTAGCGTATCTATCCATTCTTAATCTCTCAGATGTAGTTTGTTGAGCATCTACATTCCTTGCTATTAAATATTGTCTTTGTGCTTTTTCTTCAAAGAGTGCTGATTTGTTTTCATCTTCTGCTATTGCTCCAGCAAATACAGATGCTAAATGAAATTGTAATGCTGTAATAAAGTATGGTGGAAATGTAGTTGTGTCTGGTCTATATGTATATTCAGCTATAACTTTGTCATTAACACCAGCATTACAGAATAACTTCTCTGTAAATATTTCGTATTGTATTGGGTTACCATTAACAGTAACACCATGTATCATAATTGATTCTTGTGGAATTGTATAAGCAGCATCATATCTATCGTCATCTATTGGAGCTTCTGTTAATCTTGATAACTGTGTTATGTTTGAGGCAAACCTCCATCGTGTCTGTGTGAGAGCTGTTCTTACAATATCTTCATACAGATTCTGTGCTACTTGGGATTCAGTTGTTGTTCCAGAAAACGACGAAATCGGTGATGCACCGATTAGAACTAATCCTCTTGAGGCTATGTCTATGTCACTCCCTGAGGGAGTTGATGTTGTTGTTGTCATATTAATTATAGGGGTAGCTGCGAACGCTCACTACCCCTATCCTTTTTTGGTTAAGCTAACGCAGTAGTTGTTACGGTTGCATTGCCAGTAGTTGATGAAACTGTAATTACATCAACAGCAGCAGTACCTCCAGTAGCTGAAACAACAAGAATAATATCAAATTGTTTCAAATTGTTAGTAACATCATTAAAATAACCAGAGCCAGTTATAGTACCAACGGCATCAGCTGATTTGTAATACCAAATAGCTGGTGAAGTACCACCGACTTTTTTCAATTCTGAGTCTGATAAAGCCATGTTTTACTCCTATACCGATTCGTCTATAACGACTTCCCATATACCAGCAGTATCGACAGCGATCGATCCCATTGACATATAAGAGGTTACAAGGTTACTAACTTTTTCTGGAATGTAGTTTACTTCCGTTCTAACATCCGATCCTGTAGCAGTACCAATAGCTGATTTGTGGTAAGCAAAACATTTTCTATCATTAGTTGAGATAGGTAATGCAGAGTGCATAAAGAATGTAAAGCCTAGCCAGTTTTTAGCTGTGACACCACTTGGGAAAGGTAAACCGCCAGCGCCAATGTAGTCTGTGTTAACAAACTCATCGATACCTAGTAGGTCAGCCCATCCCTCTGGAGATACGATAAAGTATCTGTTTCCATCATCAGGGATGTCAGCTTCGTTCATGGCTACAAAAGTAGATAATACTTTAGCTTTTGTAAGACCAGCTGAACCAGCTGCAATAGTTGAACCGTTACCAGCGTCAAGAGCAGAAATGATAAGGTCATCAGTCTTTCTTCCTAATGCGTTTGCAGCATTAGTAGCGACTACTTGTCTTTCATCAATGTTTGTCTTGAGTAGGTCTAGTGTATCAATGTAGTCAGCTGCATAGTAATCAGACAATGTGACATCTACATTAGTATGTACGAGGTCCATGCTTGACACTTCTGCATGTCTTGACTTAGTGACTGCCTCACCTTTGCCGACTTTTTGGAATCGAGCTGTTGAGCCAGTTACATTGTTCACTTGGCGAGTTGTGTTTCTGAGTTTAGAACCAGCTCTTTGATAAGCAAGGTGGACTTCACTCTCGAACTGCGTAATAAACGCTTGATCTATAGTTAATGCCATAGATACTCTCCTTTAAGTTAGAGTTAATAAAATACCTCCTGTTATCCTAATGTACTGGTTCCAATTATCCTAAGGAATAGGGTTGGTCATCTACCTTTGGGCAGTTAACACTAATTAATTATTTCTTGATTGTTCACGCAACGCACAAAATACATACGGTTGTCATCTTCTAGGTCTATAATATCAAACTTATGGTAGAGTAAAAACTTCTTTAGACCTTTTCTCCTTGAATCTGCTATGTTAAATATCAAATCAAAGTGTGTATTAAAGACTTCTACCCATGCTTTTGACTCTCTTAAGAATATAAACTTTTCTTTTTTATTCATGTTGTTAGACATTAAAAGCCATATTCTACCAGCATTTTTATACATCTTGTTGTTAACAGGGGGTGTATCTCTAAAGATTCCCCACATCATCATAGGTCCATGCTTGTTTACAGCTACCCATGATATGTCTTGTTGGTGTTCGTCTAATGCCTGGACACACGCTTCTAAAGGTGTGCATCCAAGTAACTCACATTCTGCAACATCTTCGTTAGTTAGATTCTCAGCTAGTGCTGTGACTAGCTGTAGGTCAGGTCTGAATATACTAATTACCACCTAGTTTCTGAAAACCTTGATTAACTTCATTAACAAAGTTTTCATCTCGCCTATTCTGATCCCAGTATCTTGGATCGTTCATCTTAGCTCTTAGATCATCTATAGTTAATTGGCCTGTGCCTTTATCTACTCCATCAGCAGTATTAACACTAGCTACTCCCATATTCATAACTCTTTCAAGGAAACGAATACCAGTAGCAGATTGACCTAGCTGAACAACAATATCTAATTCTTCATTCTGAAAATTCTTAGATGCCCAATTTGTTACGCTATCTATTCTTGCATCAGCATTATCGCCTAGCTTTTTCTTTTCAGAATCTAAGTCTTGTTCGACAACAGTAGACTGAGCAAATTGTTTTATACCCTCATGGAATTGTTCATCATTAAATCCCTGTTCAAATGCTGTCTTTTTCCACCAGTCTAACATAGGATTAGCAAGTATATCTTCTTGTGTGAATCCCTCTATCTCTGGAATTGTATAAGCATTTTCATCTTCTGGTCTATCTTTCATTTGCTCTGCTTTAAGTTCACCTACCAGTTCTTCCTTAAAGTCATCTTTTCTTTTACCAATCATACCCTCTAATTCTGTATATGATTTAGCTAAAGCTAAGTCATCGAGCTTTCCATCTTTCCAAAACTTTTCTGGTACATGCTCAGGTTTGGTTGGAGTCTGGCTTTCGGTTGGTGCAGATTGGGTGGGAGGGAGATCGCCAGACTCCGTTGTTTCTTCTACTTCTTGTGGTTCTACTAAAGATTCATCATTCATTTGTTTGCTCCTGTGTTGCTTGATGTTGTCTTATTCTTGTTTCAATAACACCAACTAAAAACCTCTGGCCCTCTAAATGAAACAAAGCATCAGCTTTTATTTCTGGTCCAGCTACTCTTTCTGTTGTTATTGATTTTAAATATTTAAGTGTTTCGATTCCATGTGGTGTTCCGAAAGTAGTAGTCAATAAATCATTTAACAATTCATTATCTTTCTTACTTCTTTCATATCCATCAGGACCCAATATCTTCTGTTGTTTCGTCATTTGGTATAGCTCCCATCTGTTGTGCCTGTTGTAAAACTTGCTGTCTATCAGCATCAGTCATTAACAAATCCTCTGGCACGGAGAATTTTTTAGCTAAGAATTTAGCAACCTCATCACCTTTAACTAACATAGGTAACATCTGTGGTCCAAACCTAGCCATGACCAATTCTAAAAATCTATCTACTGATGCAATATCTGTTTGCATCTGTGCTTGTGCTAATGGAGAGATACTTACTACTTTAATTTCTCTGCCATTAATCTGTGGTACTTCTATTCTACCCTGTTTTTTAAGTATATGTATAACTCTGCGTAGGATTGGAGTAACCAACTCTGCTTGTAATCTTCCAAAGGCTGATCCAATTCTTCTTGAAAGGTCTGCCATTCTTTCTGCAATTTCTGTTGCAGAGGCTGGGGTTCTGTTGGGATCACCAAGCATATCATTGTATAAAGCTCTTTTAATATTGTTACGCATATCTGATAATATAATATCGGATATTCTAAAATCACCAGCATTTTGTATTGGTTGGAGTCCAGACGAGCCTGGAGCTTTTGGTATGACTGTACCCGGCAATAACTGTATTGTATCTGTATTAACAATACCATCATCTTCCAGTTGGTATATACCTGAGATAGCCATCTGCGCATTTTCTAATATCATCTCCACAGTTAGATTCGTAGTCTTGATTGCTGCCATAGCGTTCATCAATGGTCCACGACCGTATACTTCTCCAGCACATTTACCCCAACGGAAACAAATGTATGGATTAGAACCATTACCATCCATTTCTCTATGGACTATCTTGCGCTTTTCTTCTTTTACTATAACACAGAAATGATATTTCTCATCAGGTAAAACAGAATAATCTCTGTATACTGTTTCTACTATTGTAACTTTTCTATCAGGGTTTCTTTCGATATTCATTTTCATATCTTCTGATACATCAGCATCAGGATATGCAATAGGTATATCTCTATATCGTACTAATCTTTTCCGATATATCGTGTCAATATCGTCTTGAGGTCCTGTGTCCAAGCAGATATGAGGGAGCGGAATTGCTGTAAAATTGACAGGGTTAATTGCGTCACCTTCTTCCACAAGTAAGCAACCTGTTCCAACAGCCAAGTCCAAGAAGCTTTCATGTACTTCTTGATTAAAGTTGGAATTTTGCAGAACCTCAAATACATATTCTGTAACATCATCGAGAGCTTTGTTAACATCTAATCTTTCCTCCTCAGGAACTTCTTGTCCTCCTACTAAGTCAGCCCATCTGGCAAAGTTGGGAACAATTCCAGCTTGTAGTCTTGATGCAAATTCTTGTACTCCTACTACAGCTGTTTCATCAAAAATTTTGTCATGTCTATTTGCACCTTGAGATTCTTGAAAGAAGCTTTCTCTTTGTGGTAGTGCATATTCATAACATTCTTCAAAGGTAGGAGTCCATAATTGTTTAGTAGCCTCCGCTTTAGTATACCTTTCGAGTATTTGTTTTACATCATCTTCCATAGTCTATGAGCCTAGAGGATAACCTCTACCCCCACTCAATCCACTAATAAGCGATCGCCTACCGAACCCAGATTGCAATAATCTTTCTGCTTCTGTTGACTCAGTCTTAAGTCTAGTACGCTCGTCTAGCTCTCCCTTTAGTTGAGCTGCTCTTGCTGCTTTTGCGTCTTGACTTTCCTTTGGCGGTTTTGGTGTTTTTATACACATATTTTTTCATCCTTTAAGCATTGGTAGTAACAATTAGAAATTGAGCAACGCACATTACTTTTTCATCCAGAAGTTTAACAGCAATACTAGGAGTGCTGCAATACCAAATATATCAAAATAAGTAAGTGTCATTATAACTTGCTCCAAAAACTTTTTTCTTTTTTCCTAGCTCTTTGCTTATCAAATGGATTAAAGGATGCCTTTACTTGAAAAGCATCCCTTAATGCGTTCCCATGTGTTATACCTCTGCCCTCACCAGAACCTAGCATCAAGTATTGTAGGGCATCATGCACATGGGAGAATCTGTTTTTGTTTGGTGTTTCTTGGTATCTTTCCTGTCCTGTTACTTGCAATCTTCTATAGTGATAGCCACCCTCAAACCCAGCTATAAGTTCTTTACATCTTTTATCTATCAATACTCCAGACTGGCCCTCAAGCATACGAGTTAGTCCAGCATTAACAGACTCTAACCTTAGACTTACATCATTACTAGGTGCTGGGTAGACTTGTACTCCAGCTCCTCTCATTATCTGGAATGGTGTACTCTCATCAGTCTGCGCTCTGAAATCACCAGCTGGATCACCCCACATTTGTAGGTCACAACCCTGATAATTCTGTGCAATCTCTTGTCGCATTAGCTCAGCAAAGCGTACGATACCCATGTCAATACACACAACTTCCTTTAAGATGTGCCATCTTCCGCGAATTTTTTGGGCAAATACGGCAGCTGGAGTTAATCCAAAGTCCATACCTACATAGACTGTATTGCCATTTGCTACTGGTATATGCTCATCAGCTACATGAATAAGCTTATTAAAGTCTGGATATACTGGCTTACCATCATCTAATCTACCTAATCGGTTCATAACATAGATGTCTATCCAAGATTTAGTCTTACCATTAACTATATTCTTGTAGTATTCTGGGGTTAAATGCTTTTTGTTTTCTGCTTTATCATTAGACTTATATCCTATTATTTCATTCTCATTGTTTCTATTTTCTACCATACCTCCTGGCTGATTCCAAAACATCCAGTTATCAGGCTTCACTAACATCAATGCTTCTTCTCGTGATATATGTTCTGGTACTACAGAATCTCCTGACATAATAGCCCACCAATGATCTTCTTCTGGTGCATTGGTATCACATATAACTCCATACCAAGTAGGTCCTCCATCTTTCATAGAGGGGAATCTACCTACCCTCATAGTACACGCATCAATAATAGACTTAGGAATCTCTCTTGCCTCGTTCACCCATATACCAGTTAGCTCTAATGATAGCAGCTTCTTCACATCTTCTGGTCTATCTAGGGCTAAAAAAATTACCTCAACATCTATATTACCTTTCTTGATATGGTGTGTAAAAGGTACAGACCAGCGAAAATTTCCCCAGTCATTCTCAGGAAACCAGTCAAGCCAAGTCTTTATTGTTGTTGTTCTAAGCTGTGGATTGGTGTTTCTTATAACTGCCCAGCGACTTTTCTTAATACCATCTTCATTGGGCTTTTGCATTAATGCACGCCTAAAAATTTCTATGCAACATGCTACAGATTTGCCAGAACCTACTGGACCACGAAGCCCACGAAAGAACGAATCATCTTTCATAAAGGTTTTCAAGGTGTCACCATCTGGTTTGTATTTAAGTTGCACGCTTACTGATCCTTTTCTCGTAACATGGTGTACAAAGTATTATATCACCACCAGTAATAATAAAGCTATCGCCTTGATGCACAGACCTTTCGCATATACGACACGGCCCGATAAGTCCTCCCCTTTTGTTTTGGTATAGCTCCTGAGGTGTCATATCCCTCTTTAACTTCTTCTTCTTTACTCCTACCACTATTCCTCCGTGTAGTGTTCCACCCTATCGCTAAATGCTTTTCGGACAAAATGATCCAAAAAATTTTTCTGGAATAAGAGAGTATAGATGTCCTTATCCTCCGCATATACTCCAACCCTACCATCGCCATGCTCAACAACACAAGTGAGAGATATAATGTCATCCCTATACTTGATAAGGTGATCCAGTACAGAATCAGTTGTATGCCTTGTGTTATCATCATTTAGTGTAAACTCTATTATGTTGTTATCATTTGACATGATGTTGTAACTATACACCAGTATTGACGAACCCTAACGCACAAAAAAAAAGAAGAACCTTTTTAGAAAATAATGTTTGAGCAGCACCTATTACACGATTGAAACCACGACTTTTGACCCCCCACTACCTAGTCCAAGTCTATACTTATCTTCACATCACCAGCAAGAACATTGATTGCTTTGTCTGGTGGTTTAAATCCAGCTCTATCTAATATATCCTTAGAAGCTTCTAACTGAACATACTCTGACTTAGCTGAATCACTTAGACTTATGATCTTACCTAGTGCCTGTACTGCGGATATAGAAAACTGCTCACTTGTTAATCGAATCAGCTCTTGCTGTATATGGGGTAACTTAAGGAGTTGACTACCCTGAACTGAGGCTGTCTTTTCGCTATATCCTGCCATTTTGGCTGATTCAGTAGCGTTTCCACCAGTACTTATAAAGTTAAGGACAAAATTCTGTTGTTTACTTGTTAGTGCAGTTTTCATTTATACCTCTATATAGATTATACACAACTGATTCGTTTTATGTCAATACAGTTATACACATACATTCAATTAAATCGGTGGACACCGATACAGTATAGAGTAAATGATGCTATCGACATTGTATAGTAGTATTTTCATATGCGTAGTGTTCCACTACTATAATACATGAAAATGCTTTCTGTCGGCACCATTTACACTTTCTCTCATCAATCTACCCGGCATTAGCTAAGCTAAGCTTTGCAAGTGCAAAGATAAGCATAGCTAGATAGAAGTTGGTCTTAAAAATGTCCTTTTCGAGATAGAGTCGCCCAAAAAACATTACATGGATTGTTGTTTTTTAGAGGTATCTAAAAAACATCTTTGCTCTGACGCATCCATGTAATTTTTTCGATATGGCTGAAACGATAAGAACAGTCGGACTACACCACCATAATTTTATTTCTTAGTGGCTCTCGCTATGCACGCAGAAATAATAATTCTGGGGTTTCGTAGAAGCCAAATTGTTGGCTTCTAATCCTTGTCAATAGACATGAAAATAAATCTATTCTACAATCCCCCCTATAGAGCGGTGTGATTGTAGAGTCTATTTAGATTTATGTTAATGTCTATTGATTTTTAATCCACAACTTCTATTGGGTGGAGGGTAGATTTAGAGAAGAATATACATAAGTAGATATTCAGTCTTTAGACAAAGACATTCTTTAAATTTTTATTAACATTATTCAATAACACAAAGGAGATAAAAATGAATAACGAAAATAGAACTAACGAAGATATGATTAAAACAACAATAACTCAAATGGACTCAGGAATGTTTATTAATCCTGAGGAATACAACATTGTAGGAGTCAAGAATGATGACCTTGAGATTAAAGTAAGGGATTCACATCTTGTTTCTGGTATCTTAGATGAGTATTTAGAACAGATTAATTGGCAAAAAGAACAAGGTCATTTAACTGTAATAGAATATCATCAGGCTACTAGCTTCCTAACATCTAAATTTTCCAGAGATACCAGAGATGATGTCGTTGAAGAATACAAGAATCAAATCAACAGACTGACTAAACATTTTTGGAACAGTAACTCTGGAAAATGGGAGCCATTTAAGAAACAAGAAGCTCATGAATATGCTTTGATAAATGTGCATCCTTCAAGATGTGTAGTCAAAACAAATAAGAATGGAAGCAAGTCTGTTAAATGGAATCAAGGAGGCAAAGCATATAAAGAAATCCCAAGCTTTAATGTAGATAAAGCAAATTCTTATGTTCAATTAGCTAATGATATAGCAGATAAAGAACAGGAAGAAGCTTTGGATTATCTTGAAAAGGTCGCCTCACTTAAAGGTATTGGAAAAGATAAAGCTAGAGAGTGGGCTTTAAATTTATATAATCAATTCCAAGAATCAAAGACTACTATTGATACCTTTAGTGATAACAGAACTGGAAATAAATATAGTGAATGGAACGATGAAGAAAGAATATCAGCTAATATGATGTTCCAAGCTTTCGGTCTTAAAACAAATGAAGAAATCTTTAAGGAACTTAATCCTTTTAGATTAAGAAAATCATTTGAAAGACTGTCATCTTTAATAGCTTTATATCAGTTATTAATTGGCTCTGAAACATTAAATAGTGAAACTTATACTGGTGTTTCTTCATTAGCTGAAGCAGTTTGTTGGAAAAGAAATACAAATTCTTACCAAACTAAAACTGCTTTAGTCCTGTAACTTCCCCACGAGGGCTGAGCTTCGGCTTAGCCCTCAAATCATAGGAGATAATCATGATATACTTAGACTTACTTATCTTTATATTAGTAATCAGCTCTGCTGTAGGGTTATTACTTTTATTAATACAATTATTCTATTACTCATTTACTAAGCGTTGGCTTAAGTAATAGAATCTCAAACTACTGAGAGAGTAGACCTAACCCGGAGTAGATAAACCTACTCTGGGTTAGGAATAAAATTTTTTTTTAATTGATGAGGTGCGTGAGTATAAGGGATTGTGCTGAAACATTTTAGTAAAGGAGAAACTAATGGCAATAGAAATATTTAATGTATCATTTACTCTATCAAGAGATGATTCAAATGATGATGATGACACATGGTATGATGAAGAATACATAGCTAGTGAAATCAAATCATGGCTTGAAGATATAGACTATGGAGTTAATGATATTAAAATTATGAACACTAAATTTATTAGAAAGGAGAAACTAAATGAGTAAAACAAATAAAGTGTATGAGTTTAACACAGAAAAATTTAACTCTAAGTTTTTATCTATAATAAAAGATGCTGGTAATGAGGAGGGTAAGTGGCAAAGAACATGGCAGCTTACCTTTGAAGATCAATACAAAGTGTATGATATAGATTTAGAATCAAAGGATAATAAACTTAATAGATACAAAGGAGTTAACAATATGTTAATGAGTATGGTATCTGAAATGTATGGATATAAATCTAAATTCTGGGGTACATTTGATACATGGAAATACAAAGGTTACTGGGTAAAACGAGGAGAGAAAAGTAATTGTGGAATTATAAAACCTATCTTTAAAATTCATCAAGAAACTGGACAAGAATATGTACACAGATGGAAAACAGTACCAGCTTATAATGGCGACCAAGTTGTACCACCTAAAGAAGAAGATAAAGAATGGAATGACCATGACTATGCTATCTTTAATGATGAATCTAAAGCTAATGCTGTTGATATGAATAAAGATTGTGAAGAATTAATATCTAAGTTCATGAAGAAACAAGGAGCTACACTTAAGCATCAAGGTAGTGCTGCATACTACAAGTCAAGTACTGATACTATTGTAATGCCAGAAGAATGGAAGTTCTTTGGTATTGATGGAGAATCAGACGCTACTCAAGAGTATCTATCTGTTATATTCCATGAGGCTGGTCATCTTACAGGCCACCCATCAAGACTTAATAGAGATATGGATTCATACCACAAATGCAAAGAGAGCAGAGCTAAAGAAGAATTAATAGCTGAGATGTGTAGTATAATGGTATGCACAGAGTTAGGTGTGATTGCTAAAGCACAACCTAATCATCTTAAATACATAGCATCATGGGATAGAGCTATTAAAGATGACAGCCAGTATCTTATTAAGTGTATTGCTCAAGCGAGTAAGGCAGCAACTTGGATATTGGATAACAAAGAACCTAAAGTTGTTGTGAATTAATGTGGATTATGTTAATAATATTATAAGGAGATAAACATGACTAAAGAAATACCTGATGTTGATACATCATTTCGTACTAACATACGAAACCAAATAATAAAAGCTATTAAAAGACAGCATCCTAATATTAAAATAACATTTGATGATAGTGATGAAAAATATATTAAGTTTATTACTGATCAGATAATGATGAGTCAACACCCAGAACTAAGTGATGAACAAAGAAAGTTTATGATTACATATACATTACAACATGCAGTTAATAAACTTATTGAAGATAGTTTAGTACAATCATACGGAGGTACAGATGGCGATACCAACTGATATAAATGTAATAGACCTGGCTAAAAAATATCCTACAAGATACAGACACACCGATCCAAAGACCAGCCGAAACAAATACACAAAGAGAATGGACTACAAAATTCTCAAAGCAATCAAAGACAATGCAAGAGGTATGACTGTTGATGAGATTGCTATTAAGTCTGGCTTTAAAGAAACATCTGTATCATCAAGAGTATCAGACATGGCAAAGAATACTACCATGCACGGATATGGGATATTGCTTGATGTATTACAAGTAACAAGACCAAGTAAGGATACTAAAGTAGAGCGATTAGTATATCAGATTAGCCATCAAGGTAACAAATTATTAGGAGATATATTTGATGACAGTAACCAATAGATATTCAACATTAGATTTAGATGCTAATGAATTAAAACAAAGGTACATCTATGCACTACAACACTATAGGAATAGTAAGTATCCAGAACAAAAAAATTTTTGGAGAACTGAAATAGAAGAATGTGCTTTTGCAGCAGAACAAAAGCATAACTTAAAGTTAGAAAAGTTAAATGAATTTATATAATGGGTGGGATTGCAATGCTGATGAGCGGAGTTACAAATACTAGGATGAGTAACCAAAAATCAGACGAAGAAAATACGACATCGTAAGTATCTTTAGCGTGTCGCACACGAACCAACATTATATGATAAAGTCGTGATGAGTATTACGCACAGAGGCGGTATGATTAGTGCTACAAATATCATATCCAAGTATCGTTAGACTGCACACTTGATTGAATGTAATGCAAGTCAATCAGAGTAGGTAACCTGTCGAATGGTGTAACCATCTGGGAAACCTTAGTTAGAAAGGCCTCACGAACTGCTTAGTATACTCATCACGCAACCAAAGAATTATTCTATCTAGGATATTCAGCAATGCAAACATGGGCGGTATACACCTCAGTTGTGGAGTTGCAGAGGTTTTTAGATAGGATACCCAGTAGTAAGGGCGCGAAACATAAACGAGGGTAATGTGCTTAAAAATATACCCTATCAAGTAGCACTTGTATGCAATTTACTACACTACTGGGAGTTATAAATATGTACAGTCAAGAAAGGAGATTAATATGTACAGTCAAGAATGGATTAGAGAACAAGTCAATCATGAGTTTGCTTCTATGGGTAGAAAAATTAGAACACGAAGTAGAATGGCAGTAGAACATTCTATTGAAATATTACAAACCAGAGGTGGATTCATTGGACCTTATTCTTATCAAGTCAATGAGGAATATTACTATGATGTAATAATGACAATGCGTAAATATTTATGTAGCAGAAATGACGCAGCTGCAATTATTATTAACAGATTATATATGGAGAAACACGAATGGCAAAAGAAAAACATTATGTAGATGAGGCGATGGACCAGATGATGGACGCATTAGCTGAACAAGCAGAAACAGAAAGAGAAAGACAGATAGCTATTCAAGCTGGTATCTGTATGTACTGTGGAACATCAGCTAAAGGTGGACAATGCTTAGATGATTTTGGTGGACCATTATATAAATGTTGGTTGAAAAAAATACCTTAATGTCAAGATAGTAATTAGTATTTTATCTTAGGATAATTCCTCTAACAGATAGTTGGAGGGCATTATGTCTACGGATTGAAAGCTATTAGTATGTAATTTAGTATTCATTATATACACTATCACATTGAATTTGATGGGCGAACCTATGCCCATGCAAATCGTTCACGGTCGTAGGACTGTGAGGCGTATCGTTGTCACTACATCTGAACAAGATGCTAGTGATTTTATTAATGTCATATAAAGGAGAAATAACATGGCAAAAAAATTTAATGTAAGAGTAAAAGATAGGGAACGAATAGAATCAAGAGTTAAAGAAGCTGTTCGTAAACATTTTCTAAAGCTAATAGAAAGTGATAAACTTGTTATCAATAAGCTAAGAGATTTAAATCTTAGGAAAGATAAAGTTAAACAACAAAGAGAAAAACTTTATCAAATAGAAGAAGCAATAGATGCTGATGCTAAAGAGTTTGGCGAATGGTTAAAAGATACTGAATATGGAGAATCTTATTCTGTTGAAAACAGTAGATATAATTCTGAGGGTAAGATTAAAGTTGATTGGCATAACTATAAGCTATGGTCATTAGTACATGATACTACTATGTTTAGAGCAGAGGATGATCCAGCTGTTACATCATTAGGTATGCTAGAAGAAAAAGTATTACAAAATGTAATAGAAAAACTTTCTTGATTTAATAACGAAAGCACCTATGCTATACTGTTATGGCAGATAAGAATGAATGGATAGCATCAAGGTCTAATCGTGTAGGTTACAAACCATCATGGTATTGGGAACTGATATATCAATTCAAACTAAGGAGAGAGAGTTTGAATATATCTCAATTAGAATTGGATCAACGCATGGGTAATGCCGATGGGTTGGTAGGTAAATGGGAATGTGGTATTAGAAGTCCAGGTGCTTTCAATTTAACTTCATGGGCTATGGCCCTTGACTGCGATATTAAATTGGAGACTACTAATGAAAGTATACAAACAGAAAGACCTCATTAAACTTAAACTCATGGATGGATTTAAATTATTCTGGGAAGCATATCCAAATGCTCAAGGAATATTTCCAGCTATGACTGCGTATGTAAATGCGATAAGGGATGATGGCGCAAAAGAACAGGAGATAATAGATGGAGCAAGAGAGTACAGAAAATATGTCCAACAAAATAAAATCGAACAAAGATACATCAAGTACCCAAGTAACTGGTTACGAGAAGGACACTACTATAATAGATACGAAACCAATAGCACATCTGCAAACACCATTCAGCAAGGAATTGTTGACAGGGGTGCAATACAAAGCACAGATGGAAGTAAAGTCTTACAAATCCCAGAAAGAAATAAACGCAGCACTTGATGAATTGGATATAGACTTACAGTTTATGATAGATAGACTGCAACCTATTACATTAGAACAAATGTCTGAGTGTTTGTATCTATTGTTCTTAGTTAACAAGCATGTGTTACCAGATACAGAGCAAGAGAAGAAAGACTTCTATGCTGTGTACTCTAATGAATTAAAAATATTTCCAGCTGATGCTATTCAATATGCAGTATCTAAGATGGTTAAAGAATCTGAATACCCTAGCATAAAAAATATTAGAACACATGCTAACAAGATATACATTCCACGAGTGGAAGTGTTTGAGTTATTACAGCATGCTCATAAAAAAATTGCTGAACAATTAGAGGAGGAGTAAATGAGTACTCAAAAGAAAGAACTACAATACGCAGTTAAACAATACCTTAAGATTATGATGACAGCAATTCTATGTGGAATTGTATTGTTGAATGGTCTTGCATTTATTTTTGGAGTTTAAACATGACAATTAAAATATATAAATGTGCAACCTATACTGGTACGAGAGAAGAATACTATCAGGATAAGATAAGCAGTAGTGATGCAAGAGCAATAGCTAGTGGCGACTACTATGATTTAGAAAAACTTTGGGAACAAAAGATAGATCACCTCAAAGATGATTTGTCTAATGTATTCCCTGTTCAATTAGGATTAGCTACTGAATATTTCCATACGAGTTGGCTTAACAAACAGTTAACAAGAAACAATGTAATTGGTTACGGACATGAACATAACTTAATGTATGAACAAGCGCATTGTGTTGTTGAATCTGATAGCACATCTCATCCATTTATATTAGCATCTACTATTGACATAGCTTATTCAAATGAACCTATTAATCATCCGAATGATAATATAAAAAGTATTAGCTTAGTAGAACTTAAACATACTGGAGAGTACAGTAACTTAGATAAAGTAATTGAGAACTACTATCCACAGTTACAACATCACATGTATGTCTGGGGTACACATGAGATAATGATCTCAGCTATCTTTGGAAACAAAAGACAACAGCATGACATAGTTAAAAGAGATAATAACTTTCTTGCAGATTACATGGAAAGAGCTATGGAATTAGGAGCATTAATCTATGACTATTGGCATGACCAAGCAAGGTTCTATGAAGATGGAGAGAAACCAAACAGAGATGAATGGTGGAAAGTATCACAAGAATTAGACTGGGTTACTGGTATACCAATAGAAAAAGATATTGTATGTGAGAGCGGTAAGGTGTATAATCTTAACGAATGTGCAGATTGGAATTGGGCTAAAGAGTTTATTGATAAAGCATTAGAAACATCAGTAAGCAATACTGGATTCAGTAAGTCTAAAGAGGAGAATGAACACAATAAGAATCACCTCAAGAAACTGATACCAGATGATGCCAAGTCTGTAACATACAACGGTATTACTGCCAGCCGAAATAAAAATGGCATAGTATCTATAAGGATTAAATAGGAGCAACCAATGGATAAACAAGAAGCATGGGCTAAGATACAAAAACTTTGCCCAGACATAGAGCCAAACGATAAACTTGCTTGGCAATTAAAACAAAACAAACAATGGATATTAAGTAACCAAGCTGTGCAAAGAATCGCAGCATACAATAATATTATTGTTACCTATGGAGAACCAAAAGAAATCATGGGTAATATATATATTAAAGCTACTGCTAAGAATACTGTTACAGGATTGCAGATAGAATCCTTTGGAGAAACAAGCAGTAAGAATACACACAACGCATACCCTCTAGCTATGGCAGAGAAAAGAGGACACGATAGAGTTGTTCTTAAATGTGTTGATGTATACTCAGACTTTTATAGTGATGTAGAAGCTGATTCATTTAAACAAGATAAGGAGGAATAAATGTCAGGAAGTTTAAATAAAGTAATGCTCATAGGTAGACTAGGAGCAGACCCAGAGATCAGAGATACAAAGACAGGAGGGAGATTCGCAACCTTTAGTCTTGCAACATCTGAACGATGGAAAGACAAGAGCGGAGATCAACAGGAAAGAACCGAATGGAATAGAGTAGTAGTATTCCAAGAGGGATTGATTCCTGTTATAGAACAATATGTTACGAAAGGAAGTAATGTATTTATTGAGGGTAAATTGCAGACAAGAAAGTATGAGGACAAAGACGGAGTAGAAAAATATACTACCGAAGTTGTACTTCAAGGATTCAATTCTACATTTACCATGCTAGATTCTAAATCATCAGAGTCAGGAGCGAAGCCCACAACAGGCGGAGCGGATGATGATATACCATTTTAACCTATTGATTCTCCTTTCCTAATTCGTTTGTGTATCAATAGGTTAGTATTCAAAGGCGCAAACGAATGATTAATAGGCACAGTAGCATTGGAGCTGTGCCTATTTTTTTTGTGCGTGGATAAGGAGATAAGTAATTGCTATAAAGGAGAGCTATGCAAATGAAATTCAAAAATAAAAAACTTACACATATAGTCCATAAGATTATGGAGGATTATGATTTAACTGTAGAAGAAATCAAAGGCAACCAAAGAACCAAACAAGTAACAGAACCACGATGGGTTATGTGGAAACTAATCAGAAAAAATTCTGGATTAAGTTACGGAGAGATAGGCAGACTGTTTAACAAAGACCACTCTACTGTTATGAATGGTATTAAGAAAGCACCACAAGATATTGTGGATGAATACCAAAAAATATTTAACGAGATTTCTTTTGAAGAAATTCCAGATAGTCACG